CGGCAGCTAATGATATATGGAATCAAAGATTTGACAATGTTCGTTTAGCTATGAACAAGCGCTACCATATTAGGCGCGATAGAAATATTGATCTTGATGCTCTATTCAGGTCTGTGCCTGGCGGAGCGGTTGAGATGGATGATCCAGATACTGACGTAAGAGTTATCGATACTAGAGACGTTACCGCTTCAGCTTACGCAGAACAAGATCGTATCAATATGGACTTTGATGAGTTACAAGGTAATTTTTCCGCATCAACTATTGAAGGAGCTAGAAATCTAAATGAGACTGTAGGTGGTATGGCGTTGCTTGCTGGTAGCAGCAGCATTGTTACAGAATATGCTCTACGAACATTCGCTGAAACATGGGTAGAGAGAGTTCTCAAGCAACTATTAAGACTAGAACAATACTATGAAACAGATGAAGTCATCTTAGCTCTCGCTGGGCAGAAGGCTGAAAGCGAATTAAAGTTTAATGTCGATGATATGCTAGATGACCTTCTCAGAGAGGAGGTGGTCCTAAAAGTCAATGTAGGCCTAGAGGCTACAAATCCCATGTCTAAGGTTAATAACCTGATGACAGCGTTAGCTGGGCTTGGAAATATACCAGGATTTATGGAGAGGGTAAATCTTCCAGAAATAGCTAAGGAGGTTTTTGGTCAGTTAGGATTTAAAGATGGTGCTCGTTTTGTAACATTCGATGAAGATCCCAAGATACAGGAAATGGCTGCACAGCTTGAGGAGCTACAGGGTGTTATTCAGAGCGAACAAATGAAGCTTCAGAACAGAGTTCAAATTGAGCAAATGAAGCAGCAATCTAATTTGCAAGCTGCTAATATTAAATCAGTCACCGAGCTAAAAATAGCTCAACTAAAAATGCAGATGGATTATATCGATTTACAACTAAAAGGAGAAGATGTAGCTACTAGACGTGCTGAATTAGAACTCCAAAAAGAGGCGCTTATAAATCAAGTCGCTGAACAAGAAATCGAAAGGCAGGCAGAAATGGTAGAGGAGGGGAAAGTTGGGATTATGGCAAGAGATGATTACGCATCTATTCCTTACGCTGTAGGATAATGGATTATTTTGATCCTTCAGAAGCAGGCATAGACGACTTAGTAAAGAGAGTTAGGGTTGGGGAAAAGACAAAAGAATTTGTTTCCACGCCGACAGGCAATGCTTTAATATCTAGAGCTCTTATAGAATACCGTAACGGTATAGAGCTGCTTCAAGATATGAGCTTGCAGGGTTATAGTGGGTCTCCAGAAGAAGAGTTAAACAAGTATAGGAAGATGTCAGATAAGCTATCTTCTCCCGTAAAAATCCTTAGATGGATGGATGGAATTATAGCTGATGGTGATACTGCTGCATCTCTTATTAAACATAAAGGCTCACAAAATTAACAATTAGGAGTATAAGATGTCTGATGAAAACGCTACCCCTGTAGAGGATGCGTCTGAGGAAGCTGTAGAATCCGCAGTCAGCGAAGATGTTGCTGGCGAGAAAGGCGAATCCACTGAAGAAGTATTAGAGAATGGCTTTGTAAGTGATCGCCAGAAAGCGATGGATGATATTATACAAGGAAGGAGAGAGGAGTTAGTTGAAGATACGGATCTAGATGAAGAGGTTCATTCAGATTCAGAAGTTAAAGCTCCTGTCTTCCTAGATGGAGATCAGTGGGTAACCACTGTAAAAGTTAATGGTGAAGAAATTAATGTACCTTTTGATACATTGAAATCTTCTCATCAAAAAGATCAAGCCTCTCAGAAACGATTCGAAGAAGCGGCTCAGTATGCTAAAGAATTGAAGCAGAGAGAACACTACATGAATAATTACGCTCAAAAGCTAAAAGCTGCTGAGCAACAGTTGAAGGCGCAAGCCAACAATCAGCCACCCCAAGCGGGCGCTGTTAAAGAAGTAGCTAGTGATAAATCTGAGTTAGTAAAGAAATATCATGAAGCTCTTTACGAAGATGATGCTGTGAAAGCAGCGGAATTGTTCAATACTTTGACAATGGACGGGCGCCAATCGGCTACCCCAAACATAGAACAAGCTGTTGACAACGCTCTAAATAGAGCAATCGCTAGTAGAGCTGAGCAACAAAAGCAAGCTATGCAAATGGAATATAACACATCCTTGGATGATGCGGTTAGTTGGTTTAACTCTGAATTCAAAGATATTGCTGATACTCCAGAGCTTAGAGCAATTGCAGATAGTAAGACGGTTACCCTGACTCAGGAAAATCCTGATTGGACACCAAAACAAATTATCAAAGAAGCTGCTGAGTATACTAGAGAGTGGTTAAACAAAAATAGTAGGCCCTCTTCTGAGCCTAGATTTGATCGCAAGAAAAAAATTGTGAAACAACCTAGATCAGTTAGTGCTTCTTCACGTTCTCCTGATTCAGACCTGTCGCCACAAACGTCAACTGATATCATTGATGAAATGAAGAGGCAGAGAGGTCAAATATAATTAACAGGAGGTTGTAATTATGTCAGGACAAGTATGGTCCGTCAGCACTTCCGGTGGTTATATGTATGCCGACAACCTAAGCCGTCAGCTTAGGATGGCAGTACAGCCTATTGTCAAATTTCGACAATTCTGTGATGTTAAGGACGCGGCACACCAAGGGTTAAACCGAGGTGATACATTCCATTGGAACGTGTATAGTGACGTTGCTACTCAAGGCACGACACTAACGGAGACCAGTACTATTCCAGAAACTTCATTTACGATTTCTCAGGGAACCATGACCATCACCGAGGCGGGTAACTCCGTTCCGTGGACTGGTAAATTGGATGACCTCTCTGAGCAGCCGGTAGCTGAAGTGGTTAGGAAGGTATTGAAAACCGACGCAAAGAAGGCTTTTGATAATCTAGCGGCTACTCAGTTCGATGCTGCAAAGCTACGTGTTGTGCCGACTGGTGGTGCATCCACCACGGCTTTAACGTTAACCACAAATGGTGTGGCTGGCGTTACGAACAACATTGCTTTACAGAAAGAGCATGTTAGGCTAGTTGTCGATACCATGAAAGAACGTAATATTCCAGCCTACACGGGCGACGATTACTACGCGATTGCATGGCCTTCAACTTATTCGACGTTAAAGGATAATCTGGAAGACATCAAGCAGTATATTGATCAAGGCTTCCAAATGATTATGAATGGCGAAATCGGTCGATACGATGGTGTACGTTTTGTAGAGCAGACCCATAAAGCGAAAGCTTCTATTGGTACTGCAACTTCAGCGTGGACCAACGCAAAATCTGATTGGGTTGTTTTCTTTGGCGAAGATACTGTTGCTGAAGCAGTTGCTGTTCCTGAAGAGATTCGTGGGAAAATTCCTGGGGATTTCGGCAGGGACCGTGGCATTGCCTGGTATTATCTAGGTGGTTTCGGTATCGTTCACACACAAGCAGCCGAGTCACGAATCGTGATTTGGGACAGCGCAGCATAAGGGAGAATTATTATGAGTTATAGTGATCCACGACCTTACTGCATTAGTGCGTACCATGATTTTGGTGCTGGTGGTGAGGCGATGACGTTTCGAGGTCCAAAAGGCAAGCAGGGAACTATCAAAGAAATCAATGTTGATTCCTTTGAGCTTTTCACTAACACGACTACCGAAGCATTTATTCGGTTGGGTTCTGCAACATCTGGCTATGAGTATGTAAACATGGGTTTAGGTACTTTGGCTGATGCTGCAAACGCTCAACTGACTGCGGTGGCTGCTGACCTAGTGTTGGAAGCTCTTCCTGCTGATACCGACGTTCACATCACATTGGTAGCACCTACTGGCGGCACCCCCGCTGGCAAGGCTCACTACCATATCATGATTGAATGGTACTAGGAGGATATTATGGCTAGTTCTAAACACTCAGCTCAGGGAAAGGTTCCTGAGAATGGTCTATCTTTTTTGGAAAAGACTACTGAAGACACCAAGCAATTGGCGTTGGATAGTCATGGCCCAAATCAGATGCCCATGGGTATTGTGAAGAAGAGCGTTTCAACGCCGAAAGGCAAGTTCGAATTCGCATAATATAGATTGGAGATGGGGGGAGAAATCCCCCCTGATCCTTGGAGAATATAATGAAAAAACATTCTAGCAAAAAAAGTCTTAATAATGTTTTAGACTTTTTAGGTGGAGCTTTGCCTGAGCCACCGCAAGAAAGTTATGGATTTACCGAGCCGAAGCAAAAGGGATTCACAAGCGGCGGTCAGCTATTTCCTGCTGATGGTAGAGCTATTGAGTACAGGAATGCACAGCGAAGAACTAACAATGAAGTTAGAGTAAATGGCGGCATGGTAAATACTAAGATGAACTTCTTTGGATGGTCGGGTTAATTAGATGTTTTAAAAAGTAACAATTAAGGGGTGGGGATAATTGAAAATACTTAGAGTACCCAACAAGAGTCTTGATGATTTAACAATAGAGGATCTTGGTGGAGTAAGAGAAGAAAAAACAGTTTGTATAGTTAGATACGGAGCCTTCGGAGATATATTAATTGCGTCTTCTGTATTTCCAATCTTCAAGGAGATGGGATACAGGGTGTGTGTTAATGTGTCTGAAAGAGGATTAGATATACTAAGGCATGATCCTAATGTTGATGAGATTATAGTTCAACAAACAGATCAAATACCTAATACCAGGCTTACTGAGTATTGGGAAATAATGGAAGAAGGGTTCGATAAGTTTATACAGTTATCAGAATCAATAGAGCAGACATTACTATTAATGCCTTCTCATTTAATAAAGATGGAAGGGAAAGAGGTTAGAGTTCCAACTAACCCTAATTATGATAAAGATAAAGACTTCATACATAATATGTGTGATGTTAATTACCTAGAGAGAACACACGAACTATGTGATGTTCCGTTTAATTTCTCTCCTAAATTCTTTCCTACCAAGTCTGAAAAAAAGTTTGCTATAAACTTCAAAAGAAATTTAAAGACTAAGCATCTTGTGATGTGGGTTTTATCGGGATCTTCTGTGCATAAAGTATACCCTTGGTCTGATCCAGTCATAGCTAAGCTAATGTATGAAAGAGATGATGTAACAGTTTTAACAGTTGGCGATGAGGTCTGCCAGATGTTAGAAATAGGGTGGGAGAACGAGAAGAGGGTTATAACTAAATCCGGAAAGCTCAGCATAAGGAAAACTTTATCTTTGCTGGATGTATGTGATGTGGTAGTTGGCCCTGAAACAGGGGTTTTGAATGCAGCTTCATTCATGGATGCTCATAAGGTGATATTTCTATCCCATTCTTCTAAAGAGAATATGGTAAAGCACTGGATAAATACCACAGCATTTGAGCCAGAAGAGTGTCCCTGCTTCCCTTGTCATAAGTTGCATTTTGGGTTTGAGACATGCAACAGAGACTTAAGAACTGGTGGCGCATTGTGCGCTGCCAACATACATCCCGAAGGGGTTTATAACGATATTGTGAGGCATCTTGGATGAGCACTTATTTAGTATTGTGCCAGAATATGGCAAGAGACGTAGGTATACCTGGTAGTGGCCCGTCTAGCGTTACCTCTGCGTCTCTTAGCGAAGAAGAGAATGCCGTTGTTAGGTACGTAAGGGCCGCTGATTTAGACATACAGAGTAGATGGTTTGATTGGCAATTCTTGTGGAAAGAAGCATCAGTTAATTCTGCATCAGGAACCTCTACTTTAACGTCCCCAACTGATTTAGCTAACTGGAATATTGATAAGATAGTTTGGGACGCAACAACTGATAACTTCCAAGAGCTAGAGTATATGCCTTGGGGGGAATACTTTGATATGTATAAGTTAGGGACTATTAATAGCAGCACTCCAGAGGTCTTCTCTGTAAAGCCAAATAATGTTATTGATTTATACCCAACACCAGACTCTATAACAGCGGTGTATGGTCAGTATTGGAAGATTCCTACTGAGTTAACTACTGACTCACAAGTTTCAGAAATACCACCAAGGTTTCATAGGGTCATTACATCTAGAGCTAAGATGTACTATGCGGAGAATGAAGACGCTCCAGAAATAATGACAGGAGCATTGGCAGAGTTTGAAGATTTAATAGACAAGCTTGAGGCTGATCAGTTGTCTGGACAAAAGAATCGAAGGATGATAAAAACTCAAGACCTTTATAACTTTACGGTTGTTCCTGAATGACGAAACTTGTTAGAACTAATACACCAACTAGCAGACTCAAGTCAACTTATTTCCCCTTTGAGGGAGGAATAAATTTAGTTGATCCAGTGATGTCTCTAGCTCCTGGAGAATTAGTAGCTGCCGATAACTTTGAAGTAGATTTAAGAGGAAGATATCGCAGGATAGATGGATACGAAAGATACGATGGGCAAACTCTTCCATCAAAGATCGAGCCGTACTATAGGATACCTTATACAATAGGTAGCGTGACATACCCCACCTTCACCAGCGCCTATAGTACGGCTTTTTTTCGTAACGCTCCATCTTCAGGAGATATGGTTAAGGGATCTACAACAGGGGCTTCTGGAACTGTATTGGTTGTAAGTGTAGAGGATATAACTGGAGACGGAGTTGCTGGAACCTTTCCAACGAATAACGCAGAAGGTTATATTTATTTTGTTGTAACAAGCGGTACTCTTCAAGATGGAGAGAAACTATATTTTTTAAACAAAGACAGCGCCTTCGGTGGCGACTTTGATGTGGAGTTTACATAAATGGGAACACCAACAGCACTAAGGAAAGAAAGATCAGTTTTAACTGGTACTAGCTTTGCAAACAATACAACTGGGGCTGTTACAGCTCAGATGCTTAGACAGTTTGTTGAGTCTGGCATGGGAGGTTATGCTTGTTTAGTCGCTAAGTCAGGAACGCCAGCTAGTCAAGCAGTCGCTTCAGGAGCTACCGCAACAATAGACTGGAATAAGAACGGCTCTGGCGCTAATGCTGCAGATGATACAGCAACTGTAACCGCTACATTAGTTGGGTCGGACTCTGACTTTGCTAATGACAGAATAAGGATCTACGACAAAGGGTTCTTTATGGTTAATCTTGGAGTGTCATTTGCAATGACTGGGACTGATACTGTTGTATGGACCTTTAGGGTTGCTACACAAGCTGATGCTGGCAGTGTGGTGTATCCAGGGTTCGATGCTGCTGTTCAAAGAACAACGGCTACTGTAGATAATATGGCATCTGTTAATGGAATAATTAATACGACAGGCCATACTAACTATACCGATCTTTTAGCTCAAGTAAAGAATGGACACGCTAGTAACTCAGAAAACTTTCAAATGCACTACGGTCAAATGTCAGTATTTAGGGTTGGGTAATGGGGCTTTATGCGACCTCATTCGCTTACGGTGCTCCAGAAGAAAGAGATTCAGCAGTTGATGCTACCATCCTTGCTGAGCTGCAAGCTCTAATAGAGGACCAGCGAAGCTTAATAGGTGTTGTTCCTGGCGAAGGTAATGTACTAGGCGTGTGGGTTTTTGGTGGAAAGGTATATGCTTTTAGAAGCAAGGAAGGTAAAGCAACATCTGGGATGTATATAGAAACATCCGTAGGTTGGAGCGAGGTTGACCTTGGGACAGCTTTAAAGTTCGACGGAACCACAACAAGTGGTGAACCAGTCCCGGGTAATACTGGAACTCCTACAACTGTGAAGGGCGGCACAAGTGGAGCTGAGGGGGATTTGATGGGAATCTCTTACCATGGATTATGGGAAACCGGCGCTCAAGGGATTATGGTTCTAACTAATGTAACTGGAACCTTTGCGGATGATGAAGATATTAAGATGCCCCTCATACAGTTTGATACTGGATCTATAGAGATCAAAGCTGGTGATTCAATAAAAGGAGCTACGTCTACAAAAGAGGCAGTAGTCACTAGCGTTACCGTTACATCAGGAACATGGACAGGTGGGACTGCGTCTGGGTATATCTCTGTTAAAAATAACACAGGGACTTGGACAGCATCAGAAGATATATCAGTAGGCGGAATTAAAAGAGCTCAAATTATTGCCTCTCCAGCTCAACCTACTGAAGTAAAGGTGGCTGTTGCTGATGGAACAACCTATACTCAGACCTTAGAGCCTGAAGGAACTTACGAGTTTGTAAATTATAATTTCCTTGGAGATATAGACACCAATGCTATGTTTGGAGCAAATGGAGTTGACAAAGGGTTTTATTTTGATGGAACAACATTTGTAAAAATCCAAAGCGGCAGGGATATAGATAAACCAGAGCATGTTATAGCTCATGTTAAGCATTTATTCTATTCGTATGCGGACGCTTCAATCCAACACTCTAGCATAGGTGAGCCAAACAAATGGTCTGTTATTACAGGGTCTGCTGAGCTAGGTATTGGCGATGTAGTAAGCGGATTTGGTATAGAGATTAATGATGTACTGTCTGTGTTTACAAGAAATGATTGTTATATGCTCTATGGAACTTCTGCGATTGACTGGCAATTGAGGCGCTTCCATGCTGGAGCTGGGGCAATACCAAAGACAATCCAGAAGATGGATCAAACATTCTTCCTAGATGATAGGGGGTTGACATCAATTTACACAGTTCAATACTTTGGTGATTTCCAGTCTAACGTAACGTCTGATAAAATTGATCCCCTCATACAAGCAAAGAAGGATAACACTACCACATCAGTAAAGGTAAGAGGAAAGAATCAATACAGGTTATTCTTTGATGATAAGACTGGCATTGTTATGACCTACTTAAACAGAAAAAATGTAGGCATAATGCCCTTTACGCTGAAGCATCAGATATCTTGTGTATGCTCTGTTGAGGATGTAAGCGGTTTTGAAGTTGTCTATGGTGGCTTTACAGACGGGTATGTGAGGAAGATAGATTCTGGTACAAGCTTTGATGGCCTTTCAGTTCCTGCGTTTATAAGGACTGCGTATTATAATTACGACAGCCCCGGAACTAAGAAAAGATTTAGAGAGTTGAATCTTGAAATTAACGCTGATACATCTACAACCTTGAGTGTATTTCCAGATTATGATTATGGAGGAACCTACTCTCCAAAGTCCTCTCCTGTATCTAATTTATATCCAATTACAGTTACGGCTGATGATTGGAATGAAAGCGATATAAGTAATAGCTCGACAGGAGTTACTGTAGTAGCTTCAGAAAGATTAAAAATAAATGGTATAGGAACAAATATGGGTCTCATTATTAAAAATGAATCCATCTATGATAAGCCTATAACCTTGCAGGGAGCAGTTGTTTATTACACACCAAGGGGCGTAAGAAGGTAATACTATGTCATATTCAGGCGAACATTCAGTTGACTATACTAATACTAATCCAGACTACTGGTCTGGTGTTAATGAATACTTTAAGACAAATACAGAGAATCAACAGGGTGAAACAGGTATTTGGATTCCTAACCTTGAAAAGCAGGGGGCAGAAGCAACAGCCTTAGCTGCTAGCGCTGGCGGTGTAAAGGCAACAGGTGGAAGCAACTACGCTGGTGGGGCTAAGTCTGCTGGAGACAGGAACTATTTCTTAAAAGGGGTGGATACTGGCAAAAAAGAAAATGAAAGAGCTGAGTATCAGAAGGAGCGCCCAATTAAAATGGCCTCTATATATCGAGGCGGTACTGAATATACTCAAACAGATGCTGGGGATAACTTTGGCGGAGGGACTAAGCTTGGAAGAATGGGGACCCTTCCTGCAAACTTCCAAGGAAGGTACCTCCAAGGCGGCCAAGTAACTGATAGGGCGCGAGGAGCCAACTATACTGACGCTGGAGGCGACTTTACCGATAGACTATCTCCCGGAACAACATTAGATCATACGTTTCTAGACTCGCTTCTTGGGCCTCGTGATAATGATGGCTTGCGTGGCGCCTATGACCCTACAAGGGGTGTAGATAGGACGTTGACTTCTCACACAGACGGACCAAGGTGGGCTGCTTCAGATGGCTCCCAATCTGAGATGGGACTACCTGGTTGGCTAGCTCCAGCTATGGGTAGCGTTGGCCCTAATAATGCTGCTGTTACTTATCTTAATCAAATGGTTCAAACTAACAGCCCTATATTTAAATCATTACAGACTAAGGCTTTGCAAGTAGCTAATAAAATGGGAATCCCATTGCGTAGCTCTATGGCTCAAGGTCTTGTAATGAAGGCTCTTATGGATGGTATCGGTCCTTACGCTGAACAGGCAGCTAATGTTTATAACCAACAGCAGTTTGCTAATCAAGGGTATGACAACGCAACAAGGACCTTTATGAACACAGCATACGCTAATGAGCTTACCCAGAGGCTTGGGCTTACCTTTCAATGGTATACCAATCAAGCAAATAACGATATGAATATGTGGCAGCAACTTCTTAGCGCTACGTATGGAACTGTTAACAATCCTAACATGTCAGCTGATTCTGCTAACTGGGCTCTTGGCCATATAAACCAGTTCTACAAGCCTGGGGGATTGAATACGAATCAACAACCCGGAGGTTTGCTTAACTGGAGTAACAGCTAATGCCTTATAACCCTTCGACTTATATAACAGACAGCTTAGATGTTCCTGGTCACTCAGCAAGTTCGTATGGCAATCTTCCTTTACCAACTAATTCTATGAAAAAATTTGGTGCAGAACTGTCCGGCAATGCTATTGTTGGTGTAGCCACAGGTAATCCGGTAGGCATGATTACTAAAGAATTAAAGATAGATGATGGTACAACTTATGGAGCTTTACAGGCTAAGCACGGGTTTTCTACTAATGCGTATCAGGAAGCGTTCACATCTGTAAAGGATGGTTGGGCCTCTGGTGGTCTAGGAGGAGTTGCATCAGCTATCTTTGGTGGCGGAGCTACAAGCTTGCTAGGTCCTATAGCTGGAGGAATTGGAAGTATGGTGTCTGGTTATATGAGCATGCGTAATACAGAGAAAGATAGAAAGATTAAACAGCAAACAGCAGATGCAAATACATTACAGGTTGCAAAGTCTCCTGGAGGTTTTAGGTGGGATGACCCAGAGAATACACCAGATAAGTATCTTGATGGGTCAATAACAAAAGGAAACTTTTTCAATCCCGGTGGGTTGTTAGGAAAGAGGACTGCATAGCATGGCTTTGAAACAACAGATTCGACCTCAAGCAATCCCTCCAGGCCAGCAGATATTCGAAGAAGGAGCAGTCTCTGAGCCTAGACAGAGGATACCAACGCAAGCACCAGATACAGGCAATGTAAAGGTTGTATCTGACTTTATTATTCGCGATTTCCAAGGGCCATTAAAGAAAGATGTTGATGAAGAAATTGGCCCTATGAAGCCGCCTGTTCAAGAAAAGATTGGAAATATGGCCTCCAAGTATATAGCCTCGGAACTTAATGAGGCTGCTGAAGCAGGAAATAAATTGAATCCAGATAGCGTTGTAGATGTTTCTACCAATGTAATAAATTATTTATTTAATCATGCATCTAAAATGGGTGTTTATAAACCCGCTTCTATGGAAAAAGCCCAAGAAGATCAAGCTGTGTCTCTTACGTTTGCCCTTAGATCTCTTATGGACACTGGGGTATTGCCGGGTGACCAAGGATTAAAGTGGGCAAGAGATGCATTAACAGCTCCCGCTATAGAGAACGAACAGCTACCGGCTATGGGTCAACTGCAAAGCCAGAGAGCTCCAGAAGAAATTTCATTTGAGGAAGAAGAGATAGTTACCGAACCGCAGATGGGGATGATGTAATGGCTGAATATAACAATCCACTTTCAGGATTTCTTGGCGGTTTCTCTGCTCCTATTATTGCTAGAGAAAAAGAAGACAGGCTCTTAAAGAACCAGCTTGGGCTTATTGGACTTCAGAACGACCTAGCTACCCAAACAGCCGCAGCAACTAGAGAGTTTGAGACAATCAATCAAACTATTCTCAGTTACTCAAGCAGAAGGGATAAGCTTACAGAAGAAAGAAACAAAATGATCAGGTCTGCTTATGCACCGCCTGGAAGTAGCAACATTATGCCTTTATCTACTGCTCAATCCAATGCTCGTATAAGGGAAATGGGATTCGAGCCCGGTTATTTCAAGCAAATTGTTCAGCAGATGGACGATCAAATAGGTAAACTTGGTCAAGGCATAGACCAGATGATGGTTTACAAGACCAATAAATATGGTCCATCTGGTGTTAGCTTCAAGCACATTTCGTCTATCGGTGGGTTGCCTCGTCAAGTGGGTGGTGGTGGTGCGGGATCAGCTGGCGCTCAAACAGGTGTAGATGTTTCAGGCCATAGCCCTCCTAATCCCAGCCAAGGCCCTCTAAGCGGGTTTGTTGGTAGTGTTATAGATACAGTTGAACCAGCAGCTAGCGCAGTAGGAGCAACAGTAAGCAACCTTTGGAAGACGTATCAACAAGAAAGAGATGAAGCTAAGAAAGAAGGATGGTTTAGTTATGCGCCATTCCTTAGTAAAGTTATTTCTAGTTTAGCTAAAGGAATAGCAGAACCTAATATTGTAAGCGACGTGTATGAGGACTTTTCTAGGTTTCTTGGTGTAAATCCAGAGGATACAGTTGCTTTTTGGGCTTCAGAAGGAACTGTATCAGAAAAAGTTTTAGCAGCTTTTACTCAGCTAGGAGATGATTTCTTTAAAGCTTTAAATAGCGTTGATAATATACTAATAGCTAAGGATATTGTCCCTCCCGGTTGGGTAAGAAATAACGAGGGGAAAATTGTACCAACCGGCATTAGAAAGAAGATGATTGACGGGCAAATTGGTTCTGGATCTGGTACATCCTCTGCACAGCAAGCAATAACAGGGGTTCCTTCTGTTGTAGGCGGAGATCCATTCACCGGTGAAGACAATCTTGGCGCTACCGTTACCGCCATCCCTACAAGTGGTAGCTGGTCCGATGGGGAACCATCAACAAGCAAAGGTACAGAATTACGTTACACTCCTTTTGATAACGTTCCTAATTATGACCCACTCGGAAGAGATGTAGATGAGAATATAATTGGATCTCCGACTGGGAGATTTTTAAATGAAAATATTGGAGACAGCGCTTCTTCAACTAGAGATAGGTTTATAGATAGCGAACTATCAGCTGGTAGATTACCTCTTGTTCCATCTAACTACTCTTCACAAGGTAGGCCTCATCAACTAGATGCATTAGAGCCGGGAGGAATGCCATCTATCCCAATTGAGACAGATTATTTGGGGCAACAAGATGTAGGTACTTATAGCGGACCTCCAGGAATCTTAGAAGGTAGTCAAGGAATTATTGAAGGGACTAACCAAACTCAGCTTATACAACAACTTAATGCTGATGAGCCTACTCTTAACGCGGGTGGTTATACGGGACCAAGGGGAGACACAACTCCAGTTAATACCTCATCTGAGGATACTGTGCCTGTGGTTGAATCTTTACCAACCCAAACAGTTGTCCAGCAAGCTAATCAAGTTCTATCAGCTATTGAGAGCGGAGCTCTTGGAGCAGAAGAAGGGGAGGATTATTGGACAGCAGGAAGGGGTGTTTCTGCAGTGGCTGGAGCATCTGCTATTATAGCTATAGAAGTTGGAAAAAGGAAATTTGGTAATACAGAGCTAGAGAGGAAAGGCGAGAGCATATCTGGCGGCGCTAGTACTAAAGCAATGAAAGCGTTGAAAACAACTATAAATGAATTAGACAAACAGATTAAAGCTCAACAGACAACTCTTAAGAGAGCTCTAAAGAATCCAGACTATGGTAATCCTGATATTCTTAAGAGAGAACTAGCTGACATGGAAGGTAAGGCGAACGCTGCAAAAGTTTCATATAGAAACCATGTAGTTAATAGACGATGGAGAGCTGGCGGTAGGGTTGGTCAATTTTTGGGGTTACTTCTCATGGGTGTAGGTCAGGTCTATGCAGGAATTGCTGGTGAAGAAGCTGCAAATGACTTCATGTATGAATTTGTAGAGGGTAATCCAGAAGTCATTAGTTTAGCTGTTAAGATAGCCGAGCGAACAAAGACACCTTATGATTTGCTTATTGAGGAAATTCAAAAAGACAAGCCTTTTCAAGCTATTGAATTTCAAAATAGTTTGCAAAACCCTAGAACTATAGGTAGCGAATCCAAAAATATAATGGATGCTACCTTACCGTCTGTTGATGTGGGGCAAGGTGATTACTACGGAAGGGACGCTGATAGAGAAAGTCTTGGCATGAAAGGTTGGCACAGACAACAAGCGCGAGAACTAAAAAGAACCGAAACTCCACGAACATCTATAAAGAAAAGGAGTGATACACAGAGTCCCGATGAATCTGCAGATACTTTTGATGATCTTATTAATTGGGTAACCTCTCTTGGCTCTTCGGTGGTTCCAGAAGCAGCCGCTAATGCAGATGTTCCAATTGAGTCTATAGGTCTAGCAAGAGAAGTTCCTGAGATGGTATTGAATAATCCACGCATAGGATTTGGTCCTAAGATTTCTTTTACAGAATCTAAGGGATTGTATGATGCTGTCGGGTACAACACTGTTACCAAGGAAGCAAGACCACCCGATCCAATGGTGAATACAGGTAAGTGGGCTGATGTTCGTGCTAAGTATGGGGATAGCTTAGGAATAGGAAAGTACCAGTTTACTAATGGCTTCCTTGTTGATATCTATGCTGATACTTTAAATAGCAGCAAGAAAGATGCTCAGATATTCTTAGACAATAAAGTATTTAAAGATTCAATGCAAGAGCAGGCTTTAGCTTTAGCCTTTGGATACCTTGGCCTAGAAGATGTTATTAGAGGCAAGATGTCAGCTAAGAGATTTGTAGATAAGATTGAAGGAAGATGGCACGGTATTGCTAAAGCAATTGAGGAAGATCCTAATTATAAACAGGTAATGATTGATGACCTAGAGGGAATGGTAGAGCAAGCAACCGGAAGAACTTTTTCATTTTCAAAGAGTAATTAATGGCTGAACAATATACCTCGGCAGCGCCATCTCCGTTTCCGTATGATGACCCAGCTACTAGCGACATTGAAATTGGACTTACATTTGATAGGCCAATCATTCAGTCTCCCGTAGCCCAACCTATTACCACCGTTCCTCCCAAGGTTTCAAATTGGAAAGTCTTCTTCGACTCCGCATCATCAGGCGTAGACGATCTTCAAGGTACTTTTGGTGAAGGCTTAGCTATAATAGGCAATTACCTATCTGGCAAAGCTGGAGATAATATAGGTCTTCAGAATATTGGGTCTGACTTCTCTAAATGGGGCGAGGCAATGCGCCTCAGAAACAGAGAGGAAGCAGCCAGAAGGCAAGCCGCGTTGCCTGGTGCTAACACACACCAAGAGATGTACGCTGCTATGGGTGAAGGCAGGCTTAATGATGCATGGCAGTATATAATTAAAGCCATAGGCCGACAAGGACCTATGCTTGCTACGTATGCTGCAGCCTATGCTGCTGGTAAAACTCCAGCTGGTTTCGGTCTTTCTGCTTTCTACCATAGTACGGAAAACTATAGGGAGCAGTTAGAAAAAACTGGTATGACAGACCCTATAGCTATTGGGTATGCTGCTCTAACTAATAGCATGCTAGACGTTCTTCTTATAGGGCGTGTATCACGGATTCTCCCTGGAGGGAAGACTAGATACGATAAATTCATAGCTAAAAACTTAGACCAACCTTGGCTTAAGGACAAGATGAAAGGCGTCATGGGCGCTCTTGCTTATGGTGGTGGTGTTGAATCCATGCAGGAACTAAATAATCTTGTCACTACCAGATACGTAAAGGAAGGCAAAGTATCTTTTGGCTGGGATGATATAACCTCAGATAGAGTTATAGAAGCATTCCACCAAGGCGCTATTGTCGCCATGCCATTCGGCTTATTCTACAGATCCCCATCTCAAGCTTCTGATGCAATTGAAGCTGCTCCCCCAAAAGAAGGAATCCTTTCTCGATTCCGCAAGACCACTCCCCCAGCTCCCCCTATTACCACTGACTCTGGTGTACCCGCTGTTGATACAGCTTCAGGTTCTTCTGCTGATATCTCTGCTATTATAGGGGATAAGAAAGCCACAGCAGCAGCAACAGGAAGGAAACTTGGTGGTGCTCGAGTCGCAAAGAAACGAGCGACCGATGAGGAAAAGAAATTTGATGCCGATTCTAGAGCGGCGGATGCTGCTGCAGCAAAGGCGTCTGTAGCAAAAACAAAAGCAGATGCTCAGGCATCGGCTAATGCTGCGTTTGATGCTCTTGTGGCAGATGGTAAGTCTATACCAGAGATGGTAGGGTCATTAAATGATGCAGCTGTCTTGGCTGGTAAAGAAATTAGCCCAGAAGCTGAAAAGCATTTCCGTTATGCATATAATACTAGAATAAAGGAATTAGAGAAAGCTCAAAAGAAAGCTGAAGCGACTAGAAAAGCAGAAGCAAAAGAAACAAACATTCCTGTTCATCCTTTTACTGGAAGGTATGTTGTTAGGCGTGGGACAACCGAAAAATCTTCAACACCAGAGAAGGTTGTAAGAGTTTATACTGTTGGTTCGAACCCTAAAATATATATTGAAACCGAAGGAAAATCAAAGTACGCACTAGATGAAGCTGTAGAAGTAGAGGCTCCAGTTACAGAAACTGCAAAGCCAGATACAACCAAGGCTCCAGCTGGCGCTACCCCTAGTTCTCGTAGAGGGCCAGCCTCTAAAGGAAAAGTAACCCCGGTTGTAAATAAAGATGCAGCTGCTGCTGTAGCAATAGACACAACAGTATATCCTGATGCAAGCTTTCCTTCTCCAGAAGTAAGTGTTGCTGACCCATTCTCTGTTAAACCAGCTTTTGCTGATGAGTATATCTCTCCGATAAGCAAAGCCAGAGATGATGCTATTGCAGAGTATGAAGCATTATATCCAGATGTGGTAATGCCTGATGTTAGTCCTACAGTAGCGGAACCATTTGATATTCCAGCTGAAGGTTTGGGAGATCCGGCTCCTAATCCTATTGAGCAAGCAAGAGCTGATCTTATAGCTGATGCAGAGGCAACTGCAGAGCCAGATATTTCTCCTGCAGATGTAGCTAGGGATAGAGAAGCAGCTAGAGCAGAGACGCAAGCTAAGGAAGACACCAAAGATAAGGCAGCAGCAGATAAGGTAGCCAAAGAGGCTAAGCAAGCTGAAGCTAAAAAGCAGAAAGAGCTTGACGCATTAGAAGCTAAAAGGGCGGCAGATCGTAAGGCTGAGATTGACGAAGAAGCCAAGAAGAATGAAGAGAGAAGGGAGCGTGAGGCTGAGAAGCAGAAAGCTGATGACCTTCTTGTAGCCCAAGAAGCTAGAGAAGCTAAAGTTGTTGAAGAAGATCCAGATATAGTTTCAATTGAGGGCGAATTAGTTGATAAGCCAATAGGCATTGTTACAGATGCTGATGCGAGGACAGAGATATCTGACTTTTTTGAAACTGCAGCAACTGAACCAGATATGCTCACTAGTGAAGAGTTTAAAAGAATTTGGAAGATCTATAAGGACAACCCAATGATAGAGTTGGGGGATAGGCAGATTACAGCTCAAGAGTATATTCTTGAGCAATATGAGGAGTCTGGCTTTAGTGATCTAGTTAATTCGGAGTGGCTAGAGGTATCCATTCCCCCCAAGAAATCTTTAATACAGCTTGAAGAAGCAGAAGGTCCACCTACTAAAAAGCCTAAGACAAAGAAAGAAGAAACCGCTGCCATTATAGCTGCGCTAGAAGCAGCCGAGATAGAAGCCATACTAGAAGCTGAAGGTATGGGAGATATTGATGCAGAGTTTAATTCAGTAGCCGAAAGCAATACTGAAACTGATACAGTCTATGACCCTTTAGATCCAGAAGGCTTGGGGGATGAGACTGATATTTCATCCCAATCCAGAAGCGCTATAGCAAGATTTATTAAGTTAACATTCGGGCTCAAAAGATCTATGGAGCAGTCGTTTAGGACTGAGTTAACCAGCGTCTTTGGGTCGGAATCAACTAAATCAATGATAGATTCTGGATTTATAAATTTTGTCAAACGAGATGATATGAAGAATCTAATGCCTGATTACAATCACGCAAGAGATTACAACTATACTATGGCTTGGGTGAGCAGGGGAAAGGTTTACTTTACTCTTGACAACATAGAGTCTCGTGAGGTTAGAGGGTTAATATTCCATGAGATTGGGGTGCATTACGGGAAGGGCATATGGACCGACGCTCAATGGACTGACATTAAAAAATCAGCTAGCGCTCTCCTTAAGAAGGAAGACAGGCAAATGTTCTGGGCCTTTAGAAAGGCAGTTCAAGAATTTCAAGTAACTGAATATGAAGGGCTTAAGCAAGAAGCTATCAGCGAATTAGTAGAGAAAGCTTTAAATGATCCGCAGTCATTGCTAGAAGACGGCTATACCAAGAAAGATATTGATAGAGCTAATAGATTATGGGAAGAGGTGATAGCTTATTATGTCCAGGCTAATCCTCCAGAATCTAATCCAAGCTTGTATAACAAGATAAAGAGGGGCGTAGAAGGCTTCCTTCACAGGCTTGCTGTGATGTTTAATCCAGATTATACGGGCAAGAGACCAGAGATTAGCGCTCAGGATTTAAGAAATACAGTTGCTCATATGACTGCTAGGGTTCCAGCTCTGGTAAAGAGAAGGGCAGATGATTCCAATAGGGTTGCTGATCAAAGAGATAATACCAACAAGAAGTTTCTTGAAGGCTCTTTAGTAACAGATCCTATTTATATAATCGAGGCTAGCGGTATTGCAGCGGCTTCTAATATAGCTAACCAATCAAAGATTGTAGTAAAGATCAAGGGTATCGAAGGTATAACCCCTGAAGACTCAGTACCTAAGTCTATAGATGCTTTTAGAGACAGGTATGAGATGTATGATAACTCAATTAGCTTGACAAATGAAGATGGAACTCCTGCACCAGTTGAAATAGGGGGAGCATCAGAAGGGGTGACGGTAAATTATACAGCTAATATGTCATTGAATAAAGATGGATCATATGAGTTAACTATTAAATCTCCATCTGGTAAAATAGATACAATCTCACTTAGTTCAATTTACAATTCAAAGAATGACAAAGATATAGCTGGCGCTATACTGGGCGAGAATAGTAATATCTCAGCGCATGCTGTTCCTAACGTAGAAATACTTCAAGGTTATGTTAATGTCAAAAAACCTCTTGATGTAAAAACTGACATATTCGGTTGGGATTCTCCCTCTAGTTGGAGCGCCTATTTAAAGGATGCTCCTTCTGATATAAAGAAACTTATGGGCAGCTTTATAAGAGAAGAAGTTGGGATTAATCCTAATTCGAATAAAGAGTTCAACACTAAACTAAAGTATTTTCTTAGTAAAGAAGGGTATGACTCAATTAGTTTTACAAAGTTTGATGATGACTCAAAAAGTAGATCGTATATAGTTCTTAATGATAACCAGATGCAGTCTCTTGGGTCTTTGGATACTGATGTAGGAACTATGAGAGCAAGTCGTTTAGGAGAGACTCTTGGGGACTCAAATAAAACCTGGAGAAAGATCACTCAAGATGCAACAGACTCCTTTACTCAATCAGTAGTAGGGCAGTCAGCTGCATGGCATAAGACAAAAGAGTTTGGAAGGCTGTTTGATCCATGGATTACTTTGGAGGGGGCTAATACTCTAAAGGCACGGAGATACTTAGCGCAAGGCGAGATAGGTATAAAGCAAAATCTTGCTAGGCAAATCTATGATATCTTTGATCAAGCATCTAAAGAGGAAAAGAAAAGTATCTATACATTCTTTACTACCAAGGACGCTTCACCCAGCTTGGTTCCTAGTTTAAATGTTAACTTTGCAACAAGAGAAACATTTGGAAGAGGCCGTAAGATGGGGGGAAGGAAGCGCCAGATTGGCACTGTCAATATGCGGGACAAGGCTGTTGAGGTAAAAAAGGATATAGAGAATCTTGGGCAAGAGCTAGTTGACATGGGTCTTATGGATGAAGCGAGATATGAATCCTTAAAGGATAGGTATCTTCCTAATACATATCTAAGATATCTAATAGATCCAGAGTTAAGAAGGTCTCTTGGTTCTGGGTTGAGACCTTCAGCTATGGACTATACCAAAGCTAGGAAGCTTCACGATCAATGGATAGCTGATGTTTTATTTGGAAAGATTGAGGACCCAGCGTTCCTTGCGTCCAGATACTATGGTCAGGTAACCAGAGACTTAGCTATCGTAAAGTATCTTGAGTGGGTTGCAACAGATCCCGCTGGTAAGGGATGGGTCATACCTGGAGAGCTTGTTATTTGGCGAGGGAATAAGACATCGCCTGGATGGCTTCTAACAGAGTCTGCTAATTTAATGGAACGCTCAGCTGTAATGAGGAAAGACGATCCAGAAAGAGCTGATGCAATGGTGGAAGCCTCTAAGGAAATGGTAGCTGCTGCTCAGCAAACAACACAGGAGATGCCAGGCAAGGTAGATATAAAAAATTATAAAAAGATTCCTAATCAAAGTAAGTTTGGTAAGTTTTCTGGCATGCATGTAAGAAAGGAGATCTTTGGGGATGTTATGGCCCTCTCTGAGACTCAGACTGTAGACAATCCTATAGCTAACCTAATTAGTGATAAAGGTTGGGGCGGTATGGCTCAAAGAGCTTTCAAGTATACAAGAGTTATAATGAATCCACCAACACAGGTGAGAAACCTTATAAGCAATATGGTTCTTCTTCATACGTCAGGTGTTCCGTTATACAACGGAGATGTTTTTAGATATCTTTCTAGAGCTATGAATGAAATCATAAATGATGGAAAGTATTACCAGATGGCGCAAGAATACGGAATAGAAGGAACTTCTTTTACCGCGCAAGAGATTGGTAGGATAGACATGGAGTATAGAAAGGTTGTTGCTGAGGCCTCTACAATGGAAGGCTTTAAAAGCAGAGCATCTATATTCTTCAATGATTATGTCAATCCTTTAGGTAGGTTCTACCAGAAATCTGAGGTTGTATTTAAGCTTGCTAAGTTTATTCATAGTATAGAATCTAAGGGTCTTAAGGCTGACCAAGCTGCTCTTGACGCGCAAGATGCAATTCTAGATTATAGCTCTGTATCTGAAACTGTTAGGTGGTTGAGGCGTGTTCCTTATGGAGCGCCATTCATTACGTTTAATGTTAAGGTTCTTCCTCAGTTAATGAAGAATCTAAAGAACAATCCTGCTTCATTTATTCCTTATATTGCGTTGCCATTTATGTATGCAGCATGGTTAGCAGAAGAGAATGATGTAACAGAGGAGGACTTTGAAAAGCTCAAGGGGCACTTTGGTGAGTGGGCTAGGGACAGAGATAATATGTATTTCCTCCCGCATAAAGACGAGAATGGAAAGTGGACAGCTATTGATCTAGGGTATATGTTGCCATGGACAGGCTGGGCAGATCTTGCCAAGAGTATATCTGAAGGAGAGGTAGGAGAGGCATACAAAGGAACAGGGTTCTTCACGGGGCCTGTTGATCTTTTGATAGGACTGAAGACAAACCATGATCCATTTACTGGCCAACCTATTTGGAATGATGCCGACCCTCCTCAGCAGAGGTACGAGGATGCGATGTCTTTCATGGCAAGTTATATCGTGCCTCCATTCCTTATGCCTCGTAATAAAGCAGGCGATCAGATAAGTGGAGGAGGTCCTATTGTTAAGCTGCTTATGGCTACTGACGCCATAGATGGTAACACAGGAAAGGATGGCTTGCCTAAGTACAGTATACCACAGGCTGTGATGTCACTGTTCGGGATAAACACTTACAAGTTAAGTCCTTCTACTCAATTAAACCTAAACGCTTATTTTAGCGGAAAGGAAATGAAGGCTGTCGTTAGACGATGGAAGTATCAGATGATGGACCCCAACACAACTGTTGAGTACGCTGCTGAGTTGAGAGAAAGCATGATGGCTCACCTACAGAACCTTATAGATGACCAGGTAGAGTATAACAAACTTGTGTCTGGGATGGACGCTAAGCTTTATTGATATGGAAAAGTTAGCTGAAGTACACTGGTTGGATATAGTAGCGAGTGCTGGATGGGAGAGTATCAAAGATGTTAACCCTGCTGTAATGGAAACAA